ATGCAACAAATTTTAACAGTCCTCTTTCTTGCCCTTTCAGGCTTTGAATTAACCTACATTTTTTTGACTTGCATTATTGCACCCGTATTAATTTTTTCAATTTCGTGGAAATTAGCAGGACTGAACGAACCAAAAAAACAAAAGAAATGAGAACCAGACGCGAACGACCAGACCAGGCACGAACGACCAGCGAACGACCAACCAGCTCAAAGAGCGAACGAATCCAACAAGCCGCCGTTATTTTGTGCGGACTGTATTTAATAGTAAGATTTATTTTATCCTGAGCACCTCAGGCAGTAACGAACAAAACGAACGATTTAAACAGTAACGAACACAAAAAAAATTCTATACCATGAAAAAATCAATTATTTTATCAAAAAAGGAATTAACCGGAACTGATTACAGAAAATTTATCATTGAAATTAAGACTCCCAGCGAAAGGCATAATTATTTTGCAATAACAGCGCAAGGATGGGAGGATAACAGGCATGAGTGCACTTGTTGCGGCTGTCTGCACGAAGATATTTTAAAATTCAGACCAGATCTAAAAATATTTGTCGATTTGCATTTATCTGAAAATGACGGGTCGCCAATGTACGCAACAGAAAACGGGTTTTATTTTTACCAAATTACGCAGGGAGTTGCAAAATACCATAAAATAGAAGTAGGCGACGAAGTTAAATACTCTAAAATTTTGCAGGAACATTTGAGAATTAACGACGTTCAATTTTCAGAACTTTACAGGAGACTTGCAATAGTTGACGGGCAGGAACTTAAAAAAGCTACGTTTGTTTTCTTCTGTGAAGAGTTGCGCGAAAATTGGAAGAGCGAAGCAAAAAAAGCTATTGAATTATTTGAAACATTGTAACCAAACCAGCGCGAAAGGAGCGCGCGAACCAACGAACAAAAACGCATAAGTCGAACAAAAACCAATTAAAAAACAGTATTATGAAAACTTTTAAGATTCCAGTAAGCTGGGAAGAATACGGAGTAGTTGAAATAGAAGCTGAAACACTCGAACAAGCTATTGAGATATTCGATAAAACATCGGATGATATTTCACCCCCTGAGGGAGACTATATTGATGGATCTTTTCAGAGGGATAGCGTAGAAGTTTGTGAAATGTTTGAGGAGCTTCAACAACGGTAACGAACAAGTATAATTAAGTCGAACAATTTAAAATTATTATTATGAAAACAGGAATACCAAGTAAAGCAATAGACAAGGGAGGGCGAATAGTTTACGTCCCTTTGGTTGAAAGTGAAATACCATTTTAAAACTGAAAGCAATGAACAGACCCCGCAGATTTACAATATTCAACAGGGAAACCAGTGAACAAACCGAACAAGATTATTTCCCGACTGGTCATTACCTGAACAACCCGAATTATTTGGTGCTTTACGATACCAGATATGATGCAAAAATCCGCCTGTTCCGGTACTGGCAGAGACTGAATAATTGTGAAGATCCTATATACCGACCATTTGAAGGGACGGAAATAGGCAAAACGATACCAATTTTAAACTTTTAAATTATGACACCAGAAGCCGAACAAAAAGCAACCGACCGAATCGCCGCGTTTACGTGGTGGAATAAGCTAACCAAAGCTGAAATAATCAAGCTCACGGGTAAAAGTCCGTGGAGAATATCCGGGATACCGTGGGGAATGACCAGTGCAGAGATCGAACAACTCTATAAGGAGCGAACAAAATGAGTAGCACCAACCAAAAACGCCGCGAACAGCTCCTAAAGTCACGGGCACTGGCCGAACAGATTAAGCAAGAACGGAAAGCGCAGACCCTAATCAAACAGCGCAGGCCAGAACCCGAAAGGGTTGAGGCGGGGCGAATAACGTAAGGCAACACGAACAAATAAGTCGAACAATTTTAAAACAAAAATTATTATGGAAGCAAATTTTAGTAAAGGAGAATGTATTTTTGAGGTTCAATCAGCTAATTTATAATGCTATGAGTAATGTTAGTAGGAGTATTTATCAAAAAGTTTGCGAGGACAATAAAAAGCTAAAGCAAGACATCAAAACATTGGTATTAAGAGAAGATGAAAGACTCTATGTGAATACAAAAGAAAAATGGAGAGTTGAATTTGGCAAACAAAGGCAGTTTACTAATCTGATAAAAATAGCCGCTGGTTTATACCAAATAAAAAAAACAGAACAACAATTACTTATACAAAATAACGTTCAATTAGAGAGACTTGAATCCGAGCGTCCTATGTTAGTTCATAATATTATTAGTTCTATGTACCAATTTTCAGCTCAAGAAAACAAATTAAGTCGTGAGTTGTTGGAAGACTGTGGAGAATTTATTAATCTAATGCTTTCCAAAATAGGGTGTGGAACAGAGGACGCTTCACCAAAATCAGATCACGAAGATTACGGAGGACTAGATTTACTGAGACGAATAAGAAAGGAAATATAGTTATGAAAACACCTACAACCTTAAATGGATATTTGAAAATGCTAATACAAATAGCAAGCGACTCATCCTACGACCTTAAAGGAAAGGGAATAAAAGATCAGGATGATATTAACGAAGGCGCATTTAGCCAAGTACGAACAACTCAGAACAACCCCGCCCGCTCTCGAACAAGCACGGTGAGTCAGGCGAAAATTAACAAGTAAAAAATAAACAGTTATGAAATACACAGGAAGGTATGACCCAATCGAAAACGATTACGATCTGGACGAAAAAATCAACGAAGTAGCCACGCTGACACAGAAATTCATCATCGACCTAATAGAAGAGGTCGGGACGAATGACTACAAACAAATAGCAGCCGTAATTATTCAAGAGCATTTAGACGCGCTCGATCAAATTAAAAAAGGAACACTAAAACTACAAAAATGAAACCATTAAAACCCCTTCTTCGCCTTTTGCGCCGCATCTCCCCTGAATGGCTCTTTTTAGCCCTTCTCGCTGTACTTCTTATCGCAGTGGCTCTACTATGGTCTGACAGGTCATGGTGGGCTGTGCTGCCTCTGACAGTGGCGGTGGGGATGGTTTTGACTGTAATCTTTAATGATAGACCAGAAGCACCTCAGATATGGGCGAACAAACCAAGCAAACCAGACCAGAAAACCTACTCCTCTATAAAAACAGAGGGGAGAATGGATCGAACGATTGACCCGGAAAATCTAAAACAACTAAGAAGATGAACAACGAACGAATTTTCAACCAAATCAAAATCAGCAAAAAGGAATCTGAGTTTATCAAATTCCTACTCACAGGGTCAAGTGCATTCCAAGAAGCCTATTTCGTATACGAACAACGCAAAAAGCGAATGACCAGAAATATGCGCACAATTGCATCATGGTTCAATCGGACATTAGAAGGGCTGAAGAAAAAGAAGCTATGTGAAGAAATTCCATTCATTCTTATCCACCCAAAGGGATTTATTTGGCTGAATCCCGGGATTAGGGCAAACAGAGCAAGTTATACAGCCCTGACCTTACAGGAAGATCTGCATTTATCAGATTACGAAATGAAGAAGATTATTTAATATTAACAATTTAAAACCAACAAAATATGAACACAGCAATTATCAGTATTTTATCAGCATTGGCACTTATTGGTGCAGGCTATGCAATCTATCAGATCCAAAAGCGCAAACAGCAGGCGTACTGGGCGAAACAGTTCAGGCATTTCATGATCGCACGGGGGGTTATCTCATGGGGAGAAGCTCAGTTTATCCCGAACAACCCGCCGAAGGAGTATGTGACCCGAATGACTGGGTATAAGCCAACCAGCAGGTACTGGGTAATGATGGACGAAGCATGGCGGAAACGGGTAGAAATGCTTGACGAAGAATTAAGGATATGGCATAACGGGAAATACAAGCACAAGGGTAGTGGTGTTGTCAACCCTGCGGTATTATCCGTAAAGATTTAACACTTATTAACCAATATATTCACGGTTAATCGAATAAAAGAATTATATTTGCACTAATTAAAAACAGAAAAATGAAACACAAAGTAGGAGACAAAGTAAGGGTAAGGAAGGATTTGGTTATTGACGCAGCGTATGGCGGACAATCAATCGTAGAAGATATGGACATCTTTCTTGGATCTGAGGTAATTATATCCAAAGTTCATGATGACGATTCTGCGTATGAGATTGAGGGTGATGAAGACAAATGGTGGTTCACCGACGAAATGCTCGAAGACTAATGGAAACAGGACACTATCTCACAGCACCCGACCAGTCCAGTGCGGTGCAACCCACCCCGCCCAGAAAAGGCTACTTGACAGAAGAGCAGGCCAGAGTAGTAAACCTACTCCGCCAATACGAGAAAGCCTATATCAGTCAATCGTCAAAGAGCGGAAATTTTCTGGTTCTCAATGGCGACATCACGGAGCATATCCGCAATTCAACCCTTGCAGCACTGAGCAAGAAGGGGTTTATAGAGAAGTTAGGAGTAGGGAAATGGAAGTTAATTGAATAAAAATGGCTGAAGAAGAAAAAAGACTCCTCCACTACAGATTTGGAGGCAAAATCACACACGCCGGAGTAGAATGTCTTCCGGCAGGGAAGGACATAATTGTCACAATTGAACGAATCGCTTTTGTGGAAAAAGAAATCATAAATGGCGAACAACAAACCGCATGGGTAGCTTATCTCAAACCGAACCCATACACTAAACTCCCGATAGTTCTGAATGCCACGAATAAAAAGCGACTGGCAAAACTTAGCGGAACTCCTTATTTAGAAACAGTAAAGGATTTGACGATTACACTGTGTCAGGAGATGGACAAGGCTATCGGAGGAGGTCGCGACTGGGGACTTCGTATTTCCAATATCAAACCACCCCAAGTTGCCGTGGTCGAACGAAAACCCCTCACCCTAGCCTCCCCAAACTACTCCCAGTTATGCGACTGGCTCAGGGATAAGGGAACATTGGCGGGACTACTGAGTGGGTATGTGCCGGATGAGGCTTGTTTGGTGGAATTGAAAAAGATTAAGGGGGAATGAAAGAGCCAAAGAAAGTTTACTTAACAGAAGTAGGCATGGAATGTCTCCAAGGGGATGATACAGCAACAGCGTCTAATTTTAATCACGGACAATGGAATATCCCTTATCACAGCGATACTGCATTGCGAGAATTTATTGAAGAAAACAAACGATTCGATTACAGAGAAGTTGAGGTAATTGATATTAAGAGACTTCTCAAATGTTTAAACGAACAATAAATCAATGCAATGAAAACAAAAGATTCAATTATTCAGGAATACTCAAAGGAAACCCTAGTATTCTTTTCAAGAACTGAAAGAAAGCATATTTCAGAGTTAATGGAATCCTACGCCAATCAAAAGGTAGCAGAAGAAAGGGAGAGGATTGAAAAGTGGTTGGACTCAAGAAAAATCATGTCAAACTTTCGATATGACTTACCAACTATCGAAAAGGTTATAGAGTTCCTTTCCCAACAGCCAGAAGCTGAAAGGGTGCAGGAAGATAAACCGTACGCGTTAGACAATCCAAATTATATTGAATAACATGACCTGCCACCCCAACCTCACCCATATCTACCAAGGATGGCGAAACTGGCTCTTTCCAAAGCCAAGCCAAACCATCCAGATCGCAGCGGTATTTGCAGAGAGATATGTTGTATGCCAATCGTGCCGCCTCAACTCCCGCCGCTTCAAAATCTGGTATCGCCCCGATGAGCATTGCGTAAAATGCGGATGTACCTTGGCCACGAAACTAAGGTGTTTGGAGTGCGAGTGTCCGATTTTAAATAACTATGATAGAAACGAAAGTATTTATAGACAAGTTGCCCTCAGAAACTGGAATATACTGCTGTAATTGCAAGCATTTTTGGCAGTGGGGAGTAGTTTCAGGTGACTGCAAGCTACAAAATAAAGGGAAAACAGCACATCAAAAGTGCAAGAAATTTGAATACGGAGAAAGAAAAGAAATAATCTAAAAACAAAAATTATGAGCGAAAGCCTACAAGACGAAATCCAAGACCTGCTCTTCAAATTAGAGTTGGCAATCAGAAACAAAATAGAGAAAGAAGCGGATGTAACAAATCCGATAGTATCAAGGCAGACGAGCCGGATTTACAAGGCTGGGTGTTGGTTGTGGTATGGGCATACGTATGACAAGAATGGAGTGTGTTTAAGGTGTGGCTATAAGCAGGTGAAGAAATGAATCACGGAAAACTACTTCGCATCACCGACGACTGGAGCGTCTACGTTCTGGAAAATGAGGATGGAAGCTACCTGAATACAGAAGGAGTGATCCGATATAAAAATGTCGGGAAAGATTTTGACTACAGAGTTACGCACGAGTCCTATGTAGCAGTAGACGAGAAGGGCGTTTTGTCCGTTCTGGATGCGAGCGGAAAATCAAAGTTTCACTTTCCATTGGATTGGTTAGATACTGATGGGATGAAAATAAGAGGATTAGTTGAGGATGGGATAATTAAAATGGGATGAAATGGAATACACAGATGAGGAAGTTGAGAAGGCAATTGAGAATGTCGAAAAGAAAGGATTGGCTAAAATTGTCAGGCGTTACAGTCATTGGATAATAATGGCACAATCCGAAGGCGATTATACAGCCAAAATCAATCGCATAAATAACGGGGATGACAGGGGATTTTATACTATTAAAAGAGCATTAAATTTATAACATGGAAGCAAAAGAGCAACATTGGCTCCAACGCCGAGCAGGAAAAATAACCTCCTCCAACCTGAAAAAACTTTTCACGGGAGGACGCAGAGATTTGACAGACGCAGAACGTGCCGTAATTGGTGGAAACAGAAAGACTATTGATGTGGAATTTGGGGAGACTGCAATCAGTTATCTATACCAGCTTCAGCGAGAAAAGAGGCTCGGAAGACCTACCTACCAGAGAGATATTTACAATCTGGAATTTGGTAAAAATGCAGAACCTGTGGCTATTGCTTGGCTTCGTGCTAACAGACCAGATTGGATAGTTAAATACAGCAACTCGGATGATTTCGATGAGATTCCTTTCTGCAAATCAGCGGCAGGTGCTTATGACTCACCTGACGGATATGTGGGACTATCGAGTGTTCTGGAGGTTAAATGCCCAGTTGACCAAGCTAAATTTGAGCAGATGCGGGATGTGACTGCTGAAGAAGTTAGGGGTGAATATGAGTATCAATTTGCCAATCACCTGAACTGTAATCCGACTTGCTCTAAACTGATATATTTGGTTTACGACTGCATGGTAGATAACGACCCACTGGACATAACCGATCCACTCGACCCGTCCCGTGGAATCCTGTTTGAGTATGACCGCTCTGAGTTTCAGGAATTGATCGACCAAATCGAAGATAAGGTAAGACGGGTTTTGGGTTTTTTAGAGGCGGTAGATAATGGAAGGACAAGAGTGAGGGACATAAATTCTTACATGGGATGAACACACCAAAAAAAGTATACTTATCCGCAATGGATACAGGAAGGCTTGGAAAACCATGCAGTCATATGGCGTCTAATATCTATATTTCCGTGGAGCATCTTCAGGAATGTATTAATGGGCTGAGATATGGCAATCCCGGGAATATGGCGCAAGATGCAAATAATGAGGTGTTGGATGAACTTGAAATATTTATATACGATAAGAAATGAGTAGATGTGTATTTGGCAAAACAGAAAACTGTTGCGTGTGTTATAAGCCAGCAACTAATTGGAATGGATGGCTTTATAAAAGTAGGGATGGAATTGTGGCAGGATTTTGTCAAGAACATAAGCCAGAGGGAAAGGCCAGAACTACTTTTGGTAAAGAAAATCTTCGAGGCATCTATAATAAGCAAATGGGCGAAAGATATAAAGGAGAAAATAAGTCACCAGAACCAGAAGAACTCGAAATCTTATCTGAGTGTTGCACCGCCCCGATAATATTTCACGATATTTGTAGTAATTGTGGAGAGCATATTTAGACTAAATAAAATACAAATGAAAAATTACAGATTAAAAAAAGAAGCAGTACAGTTTTTTTTAGAAAAGCACGCAACTTCAATTTATTCGCAAGACACGTGGAAAAGTTTGGGAGTTGACGTTAAGGCACTTGAAGAAGTTAAAGATGCTTATTTATCTTTTGGACACAAAATGAAGGATGCAACATCTTTGAGTGGGTGGGATGAGAGTGGGACTCACTTTCTGTTTACAATACATTTTCCTTCGGTAAAATTTCACGAACACGATACATTTTCAAAAGGCAGAATGAGTCGACAGTTAATGGATAGGATACAGAGTAATATCGAAAATTTTTACATCCAATTTGCAAACGGAGACGAGTCTTAGATATGTCAGTAGCTAAACGCAAGTCTAAAACATTTCCTGACAGATGGAAAATTATTTACACTCTCAGAACAGATATTCCACCTTCTCATGAGAGAGTGATGTCGGCAATGACAAGCTATATGTTTAATAAGAAGGGTCATGTCATTCAAGAATTAGAACGGCTTGTGATGTATGAATACGAGGAGGCAGTTGCGATGAATAGATTGGATGGGTTAGGGGTTCGTTTTAAGTGGGTGTGCACAGCTAAACAGCATACAAAACCGTTCAGCGAAAGATATTGTTTCGCAATCTACTCAGGCAAGACGTTGCTGGCGTGCGTGTTCGAACCATCGGAATTTCAAGGGAGAGGAGTTAAACGAATGGATTACAGGCCATGAGAGGAAAAGTATCAGTAAGAACGCAAATAGGGAACTTCCACAGGCTTCAAAACTACCAGGGATGGCTCATTCTTGCGCAATTAGACCATTCCTACTTAGTAGAAAGTAAAACGCTCGCATCGCATCTTATTTCCTACAGTTGGGAGCTTATTGATCGTATGGTAAAGCCGATGACCTTCGACCGCTTCTTTGAACTTCTCGAAGAGCAGTCAGCCGTCTTTCTCGAAACCAACAGAATTGACAGTAAGTATATCCTGAAAAAATGTCGGCTCACAAAGCGAAAGACCTATCCGTTTCCGCTATATAAGATTGAGATTGGGAGTAGTGCGGAGAATCTAGCAGTTATATTCCCACCTCAGGGAGACATCTATAAACGTAAAAAAAGAGGAGAAGAAGATGAAAGCACCATATCTGAATAAAGATCAAAGAGAATTAATATACCTAAGTACGACACTGGGGGCTGTTTTGATTTTAAATATAGCAATCAAGAAATTGTGTCGTGAAATACGTCGTTCGCTATGACCCCCCAGCTCAGACCTTATCAGCAATCCACAATCTCCCTTGCCCGAAAAGCCTTCGTTAAGCACAGGCATGTTTTGCTATGCTCTGCTCAGGGTAGCGGAAAGACGTTCATGTTCAGTGAGATAGCACGAGGCTCACTTGGCAGAGGCTACAAGGTAATGATTGTTTCAAACCGTGCCAAACTTCTCCGTCAGGCTGGCAGTTCACTCGTAAGGTTTGGAATAAAAGCAGAGTTTATATCCGCATCGCACCGTGCTGTTCCTATCGGAAATTGCATCGTGGCCACTGCTCAGACATTACAAAGCAGATTCCTATTTCCAGAGTATCAGGAGCTGTTTAAATCAGTTGATTTGTGGATATTTGACGAGTGCCACGAACAGCACTTTAACTTCCTTTTGGAATCTGGGTTATTGGACGACAGGTGGCTTTTGGGAGTAACTGCCACACCTCATCGTACTGGCAAGATGCGCCAATTAGGATTAGATTATGAGGTGATGGTTGATGGGCTTTCTGTAAAGGCAGGAATCGGATTGGGTGTGTTGTCCCCAGCCCGACATTTCACATTAGATGCGCCAGATTTAAGTTCTGTTGGAATTGACCCGATCCGTGGGGATTATGTCGGAAAGGATTTGTACCGAGTATTCAATACAGCGAAAGTGTACGGCGGAGTAATTTCGGAATTTCAGCGGATATGTGAGGGGCAGAAAACCATCTGCTTCTGTTCTTCCCAGATTCACGCCATTCAGACTTGCGTGGAATTTAACAAAGCTGGTATATCGTCAAAGTTTATCGTATCGGGGATAAGAAATGATGATGAGGATTTTAACTTATTTGAAGACAATAAGCACCTGACTGGCAAGAAAGAGAATATTGAAGCTGAATTTACAAGGGGAGAATTTACAGTGCTTACCAATGTGGCAATTTACACCACAGGGTTTGATGAAGCATCGATAATTAATGTGATCCTACTTCGGGCAACTCTATCAGAAACCCTTCACGATCAGATGATTGGGAGGGGTTCGAGAATATATGAGGGGAAAAAGTTTTTCCGAGTGCTGGATTTCGGGGGTAATATATCCCGCCACGGACTGTTTGAAAGGGAAAAGGTAAATTCACTATGGCACGACTACTCTGGTGGGAATGGGGTAGTGTCAACTAAGCTGTGTCCTCCTGATGGGAAAGATAGCGAGGGAAAGTCTGGTTGTGGACGTTTGATCCACATATCCTATCCGAAGTGTTGTTTTTGTGGGTATATTTTTAAGACCAAAGAGGAGGAAAGGGAGATAGAACTTAGAGAGATAATTGATGGGAAGTTTAAGTTTAAATATATGTCAGCAATTCAGCTCC